GTCCATCCTACTCGTCTCCTTCCTTCCAGTTGCTGTGGGCTCCAGCGATCCACCACAGGAGCAGGATGCTCACGACTGGTAGTGCGGGACCGATCACGCTTGCGAGCCACTCTATCACGCTAGCACCTCCAGCTTGTAGCCACGGAGCTGCGTCCACGCATCGACGAGACACTCCATGCAGCTCACGCAGAGCCAACCGTACTTCGTATGACCTGCATCCTCAGCGCCGATCTCGTTGCGGCAGAGGCAGCAGTTGCTTGACACTCTATGCCTCCTCGCTCAACTGCTCGGTCTTCAGCAGCTCCTGAGCCTTCTTGATGAGCTCCCAGCGCTTGCGGTTATACGCCGTGTGCTTCGCACGCACTTCGGGACGACGGTTGTACGCGCGCATGTAGTCCCGGTGCTTCGTGTACGCCATGAGTGCCGCCTGCATCTTCGCGTCCATGTTCACGCTCCGTGTGATGGATGCTATGTGCACTACGCGCTCTGCATCTCGTCTGTGAAGTCGAACGCGACAACGCTTGCCATGCCGATGATCTTGTCGAAGAACTTGCGCTCAGCGGCGTCGAGCACCATGCTCGAGTCGAGCTTTGTGAGCACGCACGTGAGCATCTCAGCATCACTCTTTCCGAGTGAGAGATTCTTGTTCTCCGGCTTGCTGTATCGATCTACACGCATTGCTCTCACCTCACTTTCGTGCGCTTCAGTTGAACTTCTATCTACTCTCATTATAACAGAAGTCGTGCGGTAAATCAAGTGACAATTTTTTTCCGGAGGAGCACGCGATGCTGAAGGCCTTACACATCGAGCGTCCAGATAGCCTTCTCTCGACGGCGTGCGACGACCTCAGGCCTGCGGTTGTACTCCTGCCTATAGCGATGCCTGTGAGCCTTCCGCCTTGCCTCTCGCAGGAGCCAGAGCATGCGTGGTGAGATGTCTGGATGCTCTCCCATCTCCCGCAGGTTGAGTGCGTCGTACTTCTCCTGTGAGCGAGCACGGATGCGACGAATGATGTCAGCAACGTCCATTGTGAGATCACCTCCTTTCCTTTCATTGTACTACGTTGTATAGTGGTTGTCAACTATTCACTTCAGCTCCCGTCTCCCGCTTGGTATATATGTGTATACTATCATCACCATCAACCATACACATATACTACTACCTACCGGGCAGGGGGTTCCTGTATGTTCGTTTGCATCTCTTCGAGAGCGTAGAGCGCTCCGCTCACAGCTGCGGCCACTTATGTAAGCAGACCTCGCGTTACCCCTGAGCGGCTGACTGACCGCTGGTCGGCGCTTCGCGCGTGAGACCTACTCGCTGCTCACGCTCAGCGCTGATGCCATGTTAGTTCAGCGGCTCATCGTGGTACTCTTCTGAGTGCCACTCCCAAGCCGTCTCGAAGTCTGCGAAAGCATCTTCGAGCTCCTTCCGGAGTTCTGGATCTGAGATCCTCTTGATGAGATCCCAGACCTTCGAACATGAAGGGGTGTTCATTGCGCTCACCTCCTTCCACCTACACTCTTGACTCCGACTTGAGACGGAGTCTGTAGGTTACGACCGCTCCTGTACTAGCGAGCGGTCGCTCTCCCTATCTACAGGAGCCCCTCCTCCTTCGCGAGCTGCGCTGCGGCCTTAATCTTCGCCCAGCGCTCCTTGTTGTACGCCTTCCGCTTCTCGCGTACCTCGGGGCGCTTGTTGTACGCCGCCATATACTCCTGATGCCGTACGTACGACCGCAGCGCCTGCTCGTGCTCCATGGTCCAATTGCTTTCCATCGCTCTCTCCTTAGGTTGTTGATATGTGAACTGCATTGCACCACCCAGTACCCCACCCCTCTTTAGCGCGCGCCCTCCTCGCAGGACGCCTCATAATTTTTGTCCAACTTTTGAGATTTGGGACACGCATTCCATTCTCGTGAAGCAAGCTTCGCAAAGCCAGATGAGAACTTGACAAACTTCGTACGTTGTAGTATACTGGCATCATGAAGAGCGAAGTGCTCCTCAAGCTTCTCGAGCTCAAGGCGCGAGGCGCGTCGCGTAGTGAGAAGGCAGAGGCTCTTGGGATCTCATACGCCTCAGTGTATCCGCTTGAGCAGGATCCCGCGTTCAAGAAGGCGTGGAATGAGTTCGTTGAGCAGACGATGACGACGGTGAAAGAGCAGTTCATCGCGAGAGCGGAAGGTGCTGGGGCGCGAATCGAGCGCCTTGCCAATCAGGACGTGAACCTGCGAGTTGCTCTCAGCGCAAGCCAAGATATCCTCGACAGAGCCGGCTTTAAGCCAAAACAAGAGGTGGAGAATGTTCACATCGTCCGAATCGAACGAGCCGATCTCCAACTCTTCTCTGAAACAGCTCGGGAGCTCGGAACAGGACGAACTCCGGGGGTGGTTGAAGGAGAATTCAAAGTCCTCCCTGTACTTTCTCACGAAGACCCTTCTGAAGAGGAATCGCCTGGCGAAGCCCCTTCACACCGAGATGGCGGATTTCATTCAGACGAGGGGTCCGAAGACGCTCATGCTGGTGCCTCGCGGCCACTACAAGACGACAATCGGCTCAGAGGGCTACCCCCTCTGGCGGTTGGTGAATGATCCAAATGATACTATTCTCCTCGCGAACGCCACGTTCACGAACGCGCAGAAGTTTCTCCGTGTCATCAAACAACATATTGAGAGCAACGCTCTTCTTCGTTGGGTTTTCCCTGAGCTTGTTCCTGGCGTCAAGGAGAAGTGGACGGAGTCTTCTATCACCATCCCGCGCACAAACGATGTCAAGGAAGGATCTCTTGAAGCAATTGGCGTGGGAGGCACTGCGGTAGGCATGCACTACAACTGCCTGATCAAAGACGACCTCGTGAACGAGGATCATATCATCAGTCAGGAACAAATGCAGAAGGTCATTGACTGGCATAAGTATAGCACACCCCTACTCGTACGCCCGCGCTCTGACAGAGAGGTCGTACACGGTACTCGATGGGCTTTCTATGATCTCTACTCCCACATCATCGAGAACGAACCGGTCTTCAACACCTTCATCCGTGAGGATCGTGACGAGCAGGGCGTGCCAATCTTTCCCTCCGAGTTTGATGACGAGACGCTGAAGGACATCGAAAGTCGTATGGGTCCCTACATCTACTCCTGTCAGATGAAGAATCGTCCAGTCGACCCAGCACGGACACTCATCCGGCAGGAATGGCTTCAGTATATAGAGGACCTCGACGGTCCTGAGCACATCGCTCAGCTGTACAAGCGCTGCTCGCGGTTCATCGTGGTAGACCCCGCCTTGAGTCAGAAGCGGAGCGGTGACTTCACAGGCATTGCGGTGGTGTACGTCGATCACGAGTACAATATGTACGTGGAGTACGCTGAGGAGCATCGTCTTCCTCCGGATGCTGTTCAGAACCTCCTCTTCGAGCTCGTATACGTGCATGAGCCGAATGGTGTGGGTGTCGAGATTGTGTCGCTCAATCAGATGAAAGAGAACATCGAGCGACAGATGAAGGAACGGAAGAAGTGGTTCTACATTCAGGAACTCCGCCCGAACACTCACATTTCAAAGGAAATGCGTGTACGTGCCTCTCTTCAGCCCCTCTTTGCCCAGCGAAAGGTGTGGGTACGCAAGACTCAGCGTGCACTCATCGACCAGCTCTTGAAGTTCCCGTTCGGCGTGCATGATGACATCATTGACGCCCTCGCATACGTCCCTCATATGTGGACGGCTGGTGCCACGCCTTCCGAGCACGTAAGGTACAGCCCTGAGAACGACCCACTCAACATGGAGTACATCCTTCGCAAGCTTGGTCATACAGGTGAGGCACCAAAGCCTCGCAAAACATTCCCCTTCACACTCACGGAGGAGAAGTAGGATGATGCGAGGACGCTTTGGGCAGTACAGCGCGAGCGCGTACGCGAACATCACGACGAATACGACCACAGTGCTCAAGACTGGTCCGGGAGTCCTCGGCACGATCGTGATCAACTCAGTAGCCGGAGCGGGTGGTACGATCACAGTGTACGACGGTGTCTCAGCCGCTGCTCCTGCTACTAAGATCGCAACCATCAAGTCAGATGCTGGCTTCGGCACCCTCCCCTACTACGTGCCGTTCACTCGCGGCCTGACGATCGTGACAGCAGTTGCCGCCCCTGACATCACGGTGACGTTCAACTAGATGGCTGGACTTCTCGTAGACCAGGGAGAGGGCATTGCGCTCAAAGCGCTTACAGACCTCGGACTCGTCCTCCATCTATTCAAGAATGTCGTCACACCTGCAGACACAGACACAGAAGCGCTCTACACCGAGTCAACATTCACAGGATATGCTCCAATCACGCTTGTAGCGGGCTCGTGGTCCACTGTGATTGGAAACCCGACGATCCGTACGTATCCTGAGCAGGTGTTCATCAGTTCAGCAGACCAGACTCTCGAGAACGTCCTCGGCTACTACATCACGACAGCCGCAGGCCTTCTCGTGGCTCCTGAGGCGTTTGGAGCTGCTTTCCCCATTCAGTTCCTCAACGATCGTGTATTCGTGACTCCCCGTATAGGAGGAGAGTGAGATGGCAGTTCAATTCTCGACTGCGGTGCGCAATGCCCTCCTGGACGCTATAGAGACGACGATTGGCACGTCCGCCGTCCTGAAGATCAGGACAGGTACTGTGCCTGCAAACGTTGCTGCCGCAGACGCCGGCACTGTACTTGCGACGCTTTCTCTTCCCTCCGACTGGCTCGCAGCTGCCTCCGCTGGAGCCAAGGCTCTTGCAGGTTCGTGGGCGGATGCTGCAGCTGACAACTCAGGAGACGCAGGCCACTTTCGCATCTACGCCTCGGATGGTACGACGGCACACATCCAGGGCACGGTGACTGTAACGGGTGGTGGAGGAGATATCACACTCGGTACGATCACAATCGCTGCTGGGTCTCCCATCACCATCACAGGGTTTACCCTGACGGCTGCGAACCCGTAGATGGCTTCTCCAGCCGTAGTCACGACAAATGCGAACTCCCTCACCACGCCAGGGACGTCCTATAATATGGCCCTGCCAGCAAGTATCGTGGCAGACAATCTCCTCCTCGCGTGGGTATGTGTGAATGTTAAGGACGCTAGCACGATTGTGTTTCCCGCTGGATGGAATATCATCATCGATGACATCGCGCTTGCTTCTCCTGCTACGAGTCGAGAAGTTTTCGCTTGGAAGAAGGCGACTGGTTCCGAAGGCGCTACAGCTAACCTGACACAAGGTACTTCCACGCGTTGGTGTGCGATCACATATCAAGTCTCAGGAGCCCTTGACCCAAGTATTCAAGTGCCTCAGTTTGCTACAATCGTCACGGGCAGTAGTACGTCCATGAATGCTGGCGCAGTCACACCCACGGGCGGGACGAAAGAATACCTCTTCATCGTGCTTGGTGCCACGCCTTCCGCAAGCAGCGTGACTGTACCCACAAACTATGGTGGGCGTCTTACCATCACGAATGCGTTGGATCTACAACTGCATGCATGCTCAAGACAGGCTACGGTCTCCTCAGAAGACCCAGGTGGTTGGGCAATCTCGCCAACCAACCCTTGGATGTCGACAGTCGTCGCCATTCACCCCACAGGCGTGAGTGGCTCTCTCTCACAGACTCTTGGTGCCGTGACACTTGTTGCCGCTGGCACGGTAGGTTCTCCTCCAGCGCCAGGTGGAGCCAGAAGTCCAGCGATGGATGGTGCTTGGCGTGGACTTCTCAGAGGAGCTCGTTAGATGCCTGACATCCCCCTGATTGCAAAGCGCTATGATGGGCAGAGTGGAAGCACGACATTCACCGGCTGCATACCTCTCAAGCCTGGTCAGCTCTTCGAGACCACAACAGGTCTTGCCACTGCGAATCCCTGGCCAGCTGCGCCTTGGCAGGTTGCGAGGAGTTCTCTCCGTGCACTCGTCTCACTCTGGCGTGGGACGTCTCCTGGCATCGCTGAAGTGCCAGCTTACATCACTGCCCTTTACCCACAGCACCCAGATGGGTCAATCAAAGTCCTTCGTGTAAGTACCATTCTCCCGCTCGCACCTGATGAGTCCGCCGACTTCGTTCTCAAGCTTGGTACGAACCCAACGACCATTGCCTCTCCTACCTCCCACCCTGTGGTGGATGGTAGTGAGAACGCTGGGTCTCTTAAGTTCCCTCGACTCCTTGCATGCACGGATGCTGCGCACCTGTGCCAGTCTCGTGTTGCTCCATACCCACTCATTCCGCTTGCGGATCCGCGCCTCTCCGCGAATCTTGTAGACTACTTCACGAACCAGTGGGAGAATGGTTGGACTACTGACATGGAGCCCAGTCAGCAGTCTGGCAGCTTCCCAACGTTCAAGATCATGCGCAACATGCTTCTCACGAGGGGCGATCTTCACTGGAAGCTCTGCACGATCCAGAATGGGTCAAACATCATCACAAACATTCGTGGTGGCTGGCCGCTTCCAACATCTGCTCCCACCGCGCTTCTGACGGTTGGTATGCGTGTAGGCGCTGGTCCAGCGGGATACTTTCCCGAACCTGGTGGTACTCCTACGTCGACAATATCTGCCATTCTTGGACCTAATAGTGTGCAGGTCACGATCCCTCCTTCAAACTTCCCACCAGGTACAGGCGACTATGTCTTGTCGTTTGGCTATAAGCATCCTGCTCAGGACGCAAGCTACAACATGATGTCCGCGTGGTACTACCGCTACCTCATGACGGGAAACATAGACCACCTTCGAGAGGCTCACCTGCTCTCGCGAAGCTACTACCACGAGGTGTTTGGGTACGTAGGGTCGAACCAGACATCGTTCTTGTGTGTCAACTACGGTGCAGGCGATCAAGCACGATACGATGAGCCGTATACGGATGAGAATGGCGTTCTCCATGCGACAGCAGAGATCATAGGCCTTGATGAGTATGGGGAGGATCCATCAGGCCAACCAGCTGGGCTCACCACACCGCAGTCTGGATTTCATGTGAACGCGTGGATGAACTACGTCCTGTCGGGGTGGGATCAAGCTCTTGGCGTGCTCATTCGGTTTGGCAACGGCTTCCTCTCAGCCGTGAATCTCACTCCCTTCCGCGAATACCCTTACGACAACATTGGCCCTGGTACGATTCATCATAGTCCCAGCGCGGCGGGTGGATGGGATGGCCCACGCATGAGCTTCCGGATATATCGTGAGCATGAAGCCCTATACTACATGCTGAGTCTGCCCTTCGGTACTCGAAAGTTTGGTGGGTCACATAAGGCTCCAACTCCACGCTTGCAAGCGAACAAGGATAAGTACCTCCTGTACTTCAAGAAGCGCTACTTTGATAGTCCTGAGTTGTGGTCCACAGAGTTCAACGCCTCCAATCCATCCAATGGATGGATGCGTGGGCGCTGGGGTATCTCACCCAACTACGTTCAGTGGAGTGGGAAGAATGGAGGTAGTCAACCTGGCAGTCCACCAGGAGACACTACTCCTCCAGTTCCAGGTGCCATTCCCGCTCAAGACCCAAATGAGCCTGCATACGCGCATGTGTTTGGAGCAGCTCCGACTTTCCAGCTTGAGATGATGTTCAACTCTGTCATGATTGTACACTGCAACATCATAGAAGGTGAGCTCGTTGCGCAAAGGCTTGGAGAGCTTGCGGATTGGCTTTGCGATACGCAAATCAGTCCTCTCGATCCTCCAGATGGATGGGTTCTTGCAAATACGTTTGCAGCTGCTCGTCCAGGCGGCAATCCTCCAGTCTTTCGCATGCCCTATCGATGGACAGACCCTGCACTCCTCGCGAATCCTCCTATAGACAATGCAGCTGCGGGAAAGTCGCATTGGCACCCTGCGAACCTCACGCCACCAAGCGTTTGGGTGGCTGGATATCATTCGGCACCTATTGATCAGTACCCAAATACTGAAGAGTTCTTCAACCGGAATTTCTATACACCTATCAACATCCTCGCTCTCCTCGCATATGGTCATCGCGTGACAGGACATCCAATGTCCAAGAAGATTGTCGATGGTATGTCTACAATCTACGCAATGACTACCAACCCTAATGCGACTCAAGGTGGTGCACATCCATTCTCTCAGAAGACGCTTGGAGAACAGTGGGGGATGGCGGCTCCAATGGCTGCTTGGATCTCGGGTGAGAACTGGGGCTTACCACTTGGGATAGCAAGTGCATCGACATTCGCAAGCACACCAGACATGATGCTCATGGCGTAGGAGGAACACAAAGTGTACGTACCGACAAAGTATGGTGTTCAACGAGACTTCTACTTCGTGATGATCAAGAGGGCTGTGCTTGACTTCGCGGTTGCAGCTGATTGGTCACCTCAGGCTGGAGATGTGAAGGTGAGTATCGATGGTGCAGCTGAGGCGAATGCTACGAACCTTCCGACTGCGCCTGCAAGCACGACAGGCCTCTGGAAGATCACGATGAGTGCAGCACAGCTCACTGGTAAGATCATCTCAGTAATCATTCGCGACGCAGCCCCGAAGGCTGTGGAAGATCAGAGCCTTGTGTTCGCCACATACGGGCATGCAAGTGCTGCGTTTCCAAGAGACATTGAGGTTGCTGAACAGCTTGCAGATGTGCGGAAGTGGCTGAACACTGCGGTGGGTGCACCGACAGTAGCTGGTGTTCCTCTTGTTGAGGTGAGCTCGTTTGCGAACCCTCCAGGTATCAAGAAGAATGCTACGTTTTCAAACTTCCCCTTCTACATGGAGCTTCTTGACGGTT